GAGTTAGATACAAACCCTCGGCTGGCGATGGACTTTCCCAGTGCTACAGGCCGTGGTCGTGTATGGCAGTCAACCACAGCCATTACTGCTAACAATATAAAAATCCGCATTGGCGGCACTGGTAAAAAACTACGCGGTATGAAGCATGGCCCACATCGGCCAGACCTTGTTTTTCTTGATGACTTAGAGAATGACGAAGAGGTACGCAACAAAGCCCAGCGCGATAAAGTGCAAAAGTTTGTGCTATCAGCCGTGCTTGGTCTAGCTGGCCCAGCTGGTGGCATGGATGTGTTCTGGGTAGGTACCAGTCTGCATTATGACGCTGCAATCAACCGTGTTGGCCGCGCACCGGGCTGGCGCATGCGCGTGTTTAAATCCATCACCACATGGCCTGACAATATGGCGCTGTGGGAGCAGTGGGAGGCTATCTATACCCGCAGCGGCACAAGTGAAGAGCGCGAAGCCGCAGAAGATGAAGCCTTAGCCTTTTACCAAGAGCACAAAGCTGCAATGGATGCTGGTGCACAAGTCAGCTGGCCTGAAGTGCGTCCGCTATATCGCCTCATGTGTATGCGTGCCGTTAATCATGAGTCATTTAACCAAGAGCAGCAGAATGAAGCTGGCAATGATGACAACGCGCCATTTAAGGATGTTCAGTTTTGGGTAAACCGTTTAAACGATTGGGTGTTCTTTGGTGCAATTGACCCAAGCTTGGGTAAAAAAGGCAAGACAGGTGACCCATCTGCAATCTTAGTAGGCGGCTTGAATCGCAAAACAATGGTGTTAGATGTAGTAGAGGCGGACATTTGCCGCCGTGTGCCAGACCTGATTATTAGCCGTGCGATTGATTTGCAGATTGAGTACGGTTGCATGGCATGGGCAGTTGAAACCGTGCAGTTTCAATACTTTATGTTTACAGAAATTCTAAAACAATCTGCGGCGCGTGGTGTTGCATTCCCTGGTGTACCTGTTACACCAGATAACGATAAAGACCTGCGCATTATCAGCCTGCAACCGCACATTAACAACGGTTTAATTCGCTTGCACCGCACGCAATCAACCTTGATTGAGCAGCTTAAGTTTTACCCTGAAGCTGATCATGATGATGGCCCAGATGCACTGGAAATGCTTAAAACAATCGCATACCAGTTTGGTGGCGAATGGGAATACACAAGCGCAGGCCGTGGGCGTAATCAACAACGCAGCACGAGCCGTAATAGCAGCAGTAACGAAGATGATTGGGATGATGATGACTAGAAGACGCAAAGCAAGCCTTGTAAAAAATAACACGGCCAACATAACCAAGCCAGACCTTGAGCTTCAAGCTGGCGCACGCTCTACCAGCTCAACAGAGCTTAACTATCGCTCAGTCAATACGCTAGACCCGTCACGTTTAGCCAGTGCCTTTGCGGCAGCAGATCAAGGCTACATTCATGATCAAGCCGCATTGTTTGAACTGGTAGAAGAGCAAGACTCACATATATTTAGTGAACTAGGTAAACGCCGCCGTGCGGTGACAGGGCTGGGCTGGCAATTGCATTTAAAAGACGATGCTACACAGTCAGAGCTTGACCGCAATGTTGAGTTAAAAGAAATGCTGGAGTCAATCCCACGGTTTGAGGATGCTCAATATGACTTAACTGATGCCATCGGCAAAGGTTTTGCAGCGCTTGAAATTGACTGGAAACGCGGCGATGTTTGGTTGCCACAAAATCTATTCTGGGTGCCACAACGCAGCTTTCAGATTGAACGTGATACTGGTGAGATGAAATACGTCAAAACTGGTATGCCTGAAGCGCTGCGCCCTTGGGGCTGGGTAGTACACGAACACCGCGCCAAATCTGGCTATATTGAGCAGGCCGCATTATTCCGCGTGCTGGCATGGACATACGCTTACAAAGCTTATAACCAGCGCGATATGCAGCGCTTTCAAGAGGTTTATGGTTTGCCTTTACGCTTAGGTAAATATCCATCAGGCATTGCTGGTAAACAGCGTGATGAGTTGTTAAGAGCCGTGCGCAATATTGGCAATGATGGTGCTGGTGTCATACCAAGCACGATGAGTATTGATTTTATTCAGGCCACTAAAACAGGCACTGTCACTGACTTCTTAAGCAGTATTGAATACTGGGAGCAAAAGCAGTCAAAAGCCATTCTAGGCGGTGAGCTGGACGGCAAAACCACCAGCGAAGCCAGAATTATGCTTTACGACAAAGTGCGTAGAGAAATACTGCTGCATGATGTGCGCCAAATCCAGCCCACGCTTAATGAGCAGCTTATTAAGCCGATTGTGCTATTCAATGGCATGTTTCCAGAAAACAGAATGCCAGTGCTTAAATATGACACGGCAGAATCAGTAGATCAAAAAATATTAGTAGATGTGCTGGAAAAAGCCGCTGATATGGGCATGGAGATTGATATTGAATGGGCGCACCAGACCCTGCAAATTCCGCGTGCAGATGGTAAAGGTAAAGTATTAGGTAAGGCCAAACCTGCTGCGCCTGCTAAAGACGGTGCAGCGCTTTCAAAGTTAGTGGCACTGGCTAAAGAGAATGTGGCAAATGCTGATGTAGCCGATGCCTACACCGCGCAATTATCAGCACTAGGCGCAAAGCGTGAGGCTGAGTTAGTGCAAAAAATAGCCGCTGTAGTAGCAGAGGCAGGCGATTTTGACGAAGCCATTGCAGGCATTGAAGCGTTAGCGATTGATTTTAATGTGCCAGCACTGGCAGAAACCATTGCACTAGGTATGACTGCTGCGCATTTGGCTGGCAGAGCGGATATTCAAAGCTAGTATGTTAAATCGTACTCAAATTTGGAGTAGTGGCGGCGGAACACAAAGTACGGCTATAGCAGCATTAATTTGCATGGGTGAACTGCACCCTGATTTGAGCGTGATAGTAGATACAGAGCGAGAGTTAAGCACAACTTGGGATTACTTAGATAAATGGGTAATTCCAGCATTAGAACACGCTGGCGTTACATTGCACAGAATAAATAAAAGCGACTATGCCACCGTTGACTTAATGCGTAATGATGACATTTTAATACCAGCATTTACCACTGAAAGCGGGAATATTGGAAAGCTCCCTACTTATTGTAGCAATGAGTGGAAACAGCGAGTAATGCGTAGATTTTCTACAGAGCAAGGAATTAAAGCCGCTGACGTTTGGATAGGCTTCACTATTGATGAAATGCAACGTGTTACCCAGCCGATTGGGAAGTGGCAAAACAAATACCCACTGATCGAACGCAGAATGACAAGAGGCGATTGCATTGCTTTAGTTGAGCGCATGGGGTGGCCTACGCCGCCGCGATCAAGTTGCTGGATGTGCCCAAATAAAAGCAGCAGCGAATGGCAGTGGCAAAAAGTAAATGCCCCAAGCGACTTTAAAAAAGCTGTGGTTTTTGAAGTTGAAATACAAAAACATGATGCTGATTTATGGCTAACTGATACAGGAAAGCCATTAAGCCAACTTGATACAAATACCATACAAGATGATTTTTTCACAGGCCGATGCACTAGTGGAATGTGTTTTGTATAGTTTTAAATTTAATTATAAGTCTCAATGAAAACTAATCCAGCCCAACTCCCATTCAAAGAAGCCATCGACTTCTACAAAGCCAAAATAAAGCTACCAAGCGCCGATTGGACAAGTATATGGGAGCAGCAGCATAGCCACGCCTTTGTAGTCGCTGGCGCGCAAAGTGACGCGCTGCTAGAAGACCTATATAACGCCATTCAAGATGCTAAACAGAACGGTGGTGGCTATGCCGATTTTAAAACCCGTTTTCAAGACATTACTACCAAGCATGGCTGGTCATACAATGGTGCACCTGGCTGGCGTAGCCGCATTATTTACGATACAAATATCACGCAAAGCTACAACGCTGGCCGCTATGTGCAAATGCAAGCTGTTAAGCACTTGCGACCTTATTGGCAATACCGCCACACCAGCATTGAGCACCCAAGGCTTACGCATAAAGCATGGGATAACACTATATTGCCTGCTGATGACCCTTGGTGGGATAGCCACTATCCGCAAAATGCTTGGGGCTGTAAATGCCGCGTTGACTCACTCTCACGTTTTGAAGCTAAACAACAATGGGAAGCACAAGGTAAAGCAGGGCCTGATGCCGCACCGGAGATCATCTACGAAGACCGCCTTGTTGGTAAAAGCGGCAATAACCCACGCACTGTAACAACGCCTCAAGGTATTGATCCAGGCTTTGGTTACAATCCGGGCAAGGCATACCTTGAGCCGCTAACCGTGCCGCCACTTACAGGTTATGACGCAGTATTAAAAGAGCGCGGTGCCGAGTGGCCTACAGGCTTTAAGGTGCCCAAGTTGCCAACACCTACAAAAATTGACGGCGCAGCTATTTTGCCGGTGGACACACCGCCTGAATTAGCCGTGACTGATTTTCTAGATGTGTTCGGTGCTTCGCTAACAGAAGGTGCAGCTTTCACCGATGCAGCAGGCAGTACCTTAGCAATCACTAAGGCTTTATTCCAAGATGGTAAGGGTGAGTTTAAGTGGTTATCAAGCCAGAAAAAAGCCAACCGCCTGCAATATATTAACTTGCTGGCAATGGCACTAATTGAGCCAGATGAAATATGGTGGGCTTGGGTAAAAGACCACCACGAAAAAGGGCGCTGGCGGCTTAAACGACGTTAC